ACTAAATGGTTGATCATCCCAAGTTTCTGGATAACCAGAACCAACTTCAAAACCAGTACCTACCACATAATTTCTATATGGTTCTAAAGATTCTGTACTTGGAGTTGTTCCTGTTGCACTAATACCTGTAATATCGTTATTTAAAAAATAAACCGTACTAGCAGATGCACCTGATGGCTTTACTATCGTACCTTCTACTTTAGCATAACCAGAGGTTTCTAGATCTACTGAGTCTATTTTCACTAATTGATAACCATTTGCTGTAGATTGATCAGCAGCAGTATTAGTATTGACTTTTAAAACTTGACCTGGTATTAAAAACTCAGGCTGTGCATGCGAATCACCTGCATGCGTTTGTGAAGTTTGTCCATAAATGTTTTGTAAATTACCACTATTATCCATATCTGAATAACATTGTAAGTATACTTTATTTGATGTTGTATTTTCAACAGCATTAGAACCACCATCTACTCCGTAAGTGGCAGTTGTACCGTTTACATATACATAACGTTTATGGAAAGAACCTCTTCGTTCTGTGAATTTGAAGTTCGGGTCATCTGTAGGTTTTTTAGATAACATACTAACAAACCTAAAGAATGGATCCTGATCTATCAATAATTCAGATACTTTGTCTCCGAAATTATATTTTCTTCGAAGAACACCAGTATTCAAATTGTCACCATCACGGACTGTACCAGAACCTGATCCTGCACTTTTGTCCGCAATATTTCCTAATGTAAGAATATCTGACATTGGATTCTCCATTTTTTATCCGTCCTCAGCTGCACTTATGTGCCTTCGGTTGGATGGTTAAGCTCGGTAGAATCCTAAAACAATTTTAGTCACCACCGAACAGATCATCGAGTCCATCGTCAAGTTCACTTAATGCACTAAATATTGCATCATCAGGGCTAATCCCTGCTTCTTGACTATTGGAATCACCAACACTTGCTGGTATGTCTCTCACGGCTTTCATTTGGCCTATCATATCTTTTTTAGTGGCCTCAGCAGTATTTGCTGCAACTTTTTGTTTATTGACTATGTTATAAATGTCATCTAAAGAAATTCTATGACTCTTAGTAGAATCAACAAATTGTTTAAATTGCTCATCATTCATATTGTGCTTTTTCTTAAACTCCATTTCTTGCCTCTTTTTATTTAGCAATTGTTGTATTTTAAGATTTTTAGCTTTTTCACCTTGAAGTATTCCTCCAACTCTTTGTTGAACTAATCCATCAATATGAGCGTTCATAACTTTAGCACTATCTGATTCAGGATTTTGCACTGCTTCTTGAGCATCATATTCAAAATCTTCATCTAGCCCTAATTGGTCTGCAACATTTTTTGCAGGTTTACCACCATTTTTCAAATAGCCGCGGACATGATCAACAAGTCCACTATCGCGTTTCATCGCTTCCAAAACAGGTATAAATGGTTTTAAGTCTCGTAATTGTCTTGCCATTTTAATAGCTTCTTTACTAGACGATTTATATCTATTTTGCCAATCCACATTCTCTGGGCCATTTTGCGATTGTTGTTGGGTTACCTGTTCAGGGCCAACATCACTCTGGGTTACCTCTGTGGTTTCAGGCGTTACACCTGGCTGATCTTGGACCATACCATTAACGTCTGAATCTAATTTATCAAAAAAGTCCTCAGAGCCAAAAATATCGTCTTTATCGACCTTTTCTGGGTTACTTTGAACTTCGTTTAATTCTGCCATACTTCCCTCCTAAGTAAATTATTAAAAATAATAATAGAGTAATATACTACTCTTTATTATCTTTTTCCAAATTATTTTTTACATTATTTTGCAAATCATTCTTAACTGAATCAACTGCTAACTTCAATTTCTCTTTTTCTAATGCAGCTGCATTCTTAAGTTCATCTACAGATTCCTTAGCTCCAGATGTCAAACTGTCTCTTGCATTTTCTAAATCACTCTTAACTTCTTCTTTCTTTTTAGTGATTTCCATTTCAGCTTGCATAACTTTACCTTTTATACCTGCCTGAACTAATTGTCTTTGCAATGTTTCTATAGTACCTGCTTGATCTTTTAATTGCTCTTCCATACTACCAATTTGACCTTGCATTTGAGAATACATACTCTTTCTTTTAGCGATTTGATTTTTATTCTTTAAATCGGTTTCTGCTAAAAGAGCAATATCATCTACTACTCCCAATTGCATTAGTTCCTTTAATTCTGCTAAATAAGCCCATCTATTAACAGGCAATGTAGAACCTGATACAACTCTTATATCAAATTTCGCAGCACTATAGTCCATAGATTTTCCTATAGCTTCTCCCATATCATTGTATATAGGTATATTAATTTCTGTCTCTTTACCTTCTTGTATTGAGCTTGGTTGAACTATTCTGAACTTTTTATGAGCCGTGTAAACAGTCTGTGTATAGCTTAAAACTACTTCTCCTAAATGTTTTAAAGCTGGCTCTAAAAAATGATTCATCCATTGCTTAATTCTTCTTGTCCCATATTCATCAATAGCTAACATTCCTCTAAATGTATCATGCTGCTCTCCTGTATCTCCTTGCATAGAAGAATAAATTCCTGCTAAATATTCCATATCTACTTTAGCTCCTTGTGCTAAATTGTAGAAAGCAGAAGATAATGGAGCTGGTTGAACAGGTGTTGGAGGGGCTGCTCCAGGTCTTACTGGCAATAGCGCTCCAGGAGCACTTGAATATCTTTCCCACACCTCGGTGTCTACAGATCCTTCTTCATACATCCATCTTAAAGAGCTCCCTAAAGAAGCATTATGGACAAGGATCTGATGAGATTTGTTTATCTCTTGTTGCTTGCCAATTAAAGGGGAAACTGCGGATATAGGATAAGGTGTACCTGTCCATTTATAATGGAATGGAACAATAGGGTATTCAGATATACTGTCTGGTAAAACCTTTTCATACAAAGTTACATCCCCTACAACACATGTTAATTTTACTCTTTGCTGAAAGAAAGGAATTACTTCAACTAAAGAATTTTTAAATTTATCATCTTTCATCATCAAAGCAAATTCTTTCTTGCTTATAATAATATTTTCAATTTTTTGATTAGCCTCTTCCATTTGAGCTTGCATTTGTTGCTGAGTAGCAGCTAATTGCTGTTGCATTCCTTTTTGCAATTTCTCTAACTCTAATTTAAAACGCTCAGGAAGTATCTCGCCTTTTTGTAAAGAAATTTCTAATCTTTGCTGTTCTTCAAGAAATCTAACTTCCATTTCTTTTTGCATTTCTTGCATTTGAATAGCTAATTGCTCTTCCATTTGTTTCATTTGCTCTGGAGGAGGAGGAACTCTGTAAAATACATTAGAGTATTCTACTTTAATTTTTTCATATACTTCATAAAATTCTATTAATTGATCATTTTCTCCATCTAAAGTAACTGATTCAGATTCTCCTATATCTTTATAACTGAAATCTT